ATTTATTTCTCTATGTACCAGTAGCAGTATCTTGCATATCAAGACTTTGAGTTTTATCGCCTATCATTGGGTCAAAGTCTTTATCTGAAACAGCACCACCAGTTCTTCTTCCAGTTCTAGTTGGTAGAGAACCTAATGCACCTTCTGGCATTGTCATTGGGTTTGTTTCTGGTTTTCCTAATGCACTAGCCAATCCCTCTGTTTCCATCAAGGTTTCTAAAGCAGTTTCTAANGGTACTCCCATAGAAGTTAATGCTTCAACTGCCTCTCTATCTGACCTACCTAAATCTGATAACATATCAACTGTCAGGTTTCCTCTATCAAACCTGTTGATTGAAATTTCTTCTTCACGTGCAACACTTAGGTCATCTAGCATTTTTCCTAACTGATTTCTTTCTGCATCTGTTAACCTTCTACCACCTTGTATTTCGTTTAACGCGTCTGTCAAAAAATCCGCAGGTCCACCAGTTTTCTTAGGAACCATTGTTTCGCCTTCACGTACAATACTTCTTGGGTCCATTGCCTTGATTAAATCAAACACCAAACTAGAATCAGACATTGGAGTAGGTTCATCAACCATCATACCTGCACCCATCGCACCTTTAAGAACATTTTCACCTTCTCGACCAGTAGCAAGTGGGTCTGCCTTTCTTAACATATCTGAAAATTTTGACATTGGCATAGGTGGTAGCATCAAATCTTTTAAGGCAGGGTCTTGTACTAAATCTGCTGTTGTTGATTCAATCTCGTCTGGTCGCAAAACACTTTCGTTATCCATTCTTTTCATCATTCGTAAATATTCTTCTCTACTAGCCATTATAAAACTCCTTTATCGATTTGTTTAGCTATATTCTTTTCTCTTAGTATTGTTAAGTCTGCTTCTAACTTTGCAAATTTAGCTTGTATATCTGCCTGTGTTTTAGCCTGTTCCATAGCTAAATCTTGTTGAAACTCTGCATCTTTAATCTGCATATCTTGTTTCGCTTTTGCTGATTCTATTTCAAGGTCTTGTTTGGTCTTCATCTGTAACATTTGCGCTTCTAATTGTGCTAATTGTTGTGCAAATTGTAAAGGATTTCCTTGTTGTTGTTGTTGACCTATATTTGTAATAGATTCAATTTGTGCCATTTGAGGTGATTGTGCAACGACTTGTGATGCTCTTTGTGAAATCTGCATATCAAGTTCTGGCGATAAATCTTCAAATTTAAACTTAGGGTTTCTAATATCTGGTAATGGTGCTAATTGCATACCGATAGCTGTTTGCATTCTTTGTCTATACAATAAGGCAATATGTTCTGCTATATGTGCAATTAATACTGGTTGTAAATTTCTTGCACCGGGATTTCCACCAAGCGATGGGTCTTGAATGAATTGCATATGAACTGCAATATGAGCATCGTGGTCTTGTTCTGGGAATGCTCTTATAGGTTTACCATACATAACAGACATATTTTCATCTACTGGGTCAATTCTAACGGCTTCTTCTGGCTCTTTTAACACTTCGCCAATATTTGGTATTCTTAATGCCTCTAACATTCTTTTATGAGTATCATACATATCATAAAGTTGTGGTGCTGATTGTGATAATTGTAAAACACTCTGTGCTTGTGCAATCCTCTGTGCAGTACTAAATACGTTAGGGTCTGATACTGGTACAATATCAATCGTACTATCAAAATCAGTAGAGAATATTTTGGTTGTTACACCAGATATTGCAAATTCAAACTGTTCTGGTAAATATTTTGCATTAGATTTTGCGATTAATTTAAATTCTTGTCCTTGAGAATAATGTAGTCTTTTATGAATAGCACTAAATGCTTTACTACCTTGTTCTATAAGAGCAACAGTTGAGCCAACAGGTGCATTTGGATTAACATCTCCAACATTTAAATCAGCAGTACTTGCAAATCTCTGTCCTGCTTGAACAATAGCATTCATTAAGTTAAATAATGTTTGTGATGGTTCTTTAAATGGTAATGGCATTATAGCCTTATTAACATCATCTACAGTAGCATCTAAATCTGCAAACTCACCGGGATTTACTTGTAAATCTCCACCAGTAACTCTGCCTTTAAGTTTAAATCCGCCTTGCATATTACTGAAAGCCGCCGAATCTAATAATGCTCTTAGTGAACCAGTCGCCGCTTTTCCAAGACCTCCTATTAAATGAAATAGACCAAATCCATAGAAACCAGTACCCGGCAAAAATCTATATGAAATAAAGTAGTTCTGTCTTGATTTCTTTTCGTCTTCTTGTTCCCAGTTTCTTCTTACTGATACAATCTTTTGTGAATCGTAGTCTATTGTTACAACATAAGGAAATGCCACCATATCTTGGTTTTCTTCATCATCTGTAATACCATCAATACCATCAAAAGTTTCGTAAACATGCATTTCTATAAGTGTTACTGTTTCGTTATGTGCTTCATCTCCTTGAGAAACACCTTCTATTTCTTCGCCTATATTTCCTGCAGGGTCTAATTCACTACCCATATATTTAATAGGTAAATAATATCCACCTTCAACATAACGATTATAGTCGTTTCTTGGCATTCTTATGATGTGTGAATATCTAATAGATGTAAGTAAATCCTTACTATCTGGTGCAACTACAAAATCTTCTGCTTTTACAAATTGAGAACATTGTCTATCTAAATTTGTATCAAAAAATACCTTCTTAAAAGCATGACCAATTAGTGGTAATTGAAACAACATTGTATCTAAATCTGGGAAATACTCTGGCATTTCTTGTGTTATCTGATAGTTCATGTAATCTTTAACACGTCGTGCTTGGTCTTCAAGTTCCTCTGTAGGTTCACCAATAATAGTTGTCTTTACTGGTCCTCCAGATGGATATAATTCTGCAATAGCTTTCGCATTAAATTGAGTTGCCGCTTCTGCAATCATAGGGTGTACAACAGTACTTAAACCTCTTGTTGCTCTCTGTTCTTCTTCTTCTGAAAGCCCACCATCTGGTTCTAATGTTTCTAAACCTTGTTTATATCTGTATTCCCATTCAGACCTAGCCTCTTTATCACTTTCAAAAGCCTCTAGTAAATTCTGTGCTTTTCTGGCTGAATCATTTTCATCTAGTTCTTCTGCTAGGTTTTGGTCGTGTTCATCTGTAATTTCTACAATGTCATCTAATGATGCATTACCAATTAATACTTCATCGCCTATCTGTTCAACTTCTAATTCGTCTGCAGGAGCGCCTTCTTGGAAAGGTATTATATTCGGTTGTTTAGCCATATAAAGTTAACCTCTTCTGTTCTGCAAATTCATCATCGTCGTCGCTATCAGATGAATGTGTTATAAACCAACCTTTTCTCAATCTAAGCCATGCTTGAGTACATGTATCTACTATATCATCATTATCGCCTTGTGGAAAGGCTGAACATATATCTATTAAATTTTTAGCCCATTTCTTATTTTTAGGGTACCATATTCTTCCATCTTCTAGCAAGGCAGAACTTGCATGTGCTCTGGCTTGTTTATCTCTATCTGGTGAATATTCTAAAATTGGTATACCTGCCATTCTTAAGTCTTGTATTAAACTTTGACCACTAGCTTTCTTTTCTATCAGGACAACATCAGGTTCGTAGTCTTCGTAAGCTTCTTGTGCTATTCTTCTTAAATCTGGATAACTAACTCTATCGTACCACATATCTACAACTATTGCATTGAAATACCCATTATGTTTAAAGACACCCCAAGTTGTTCTTGCACTATATGAACTGTTTTCTTTTGTGCTATATGCAGTATCGTAAGATTGAATTAGGTATTCTACATCTGGTAAATCGTCGTATTCCCATTCACTCCACCATTCAGCTTTAAGTATTCCACCACCTCTTGGCATTGGTCTTTGTTGTAACTGACCTGCAGTACCATAAGAACCAAGACTTTTTTCAAGATTTGTAATTGTTTTTTCGTCTATTCTATCTGGCCATAATAATTCGCCATGTTCTTGTCTTGGGTCTACAAACCCTAATGATGAACGACTTATTGTAGGGTGGTCTGGTTCATATTTAGCTGGTAAACATAAATGGTCCCAATCTTGAAATTCATTTGCCAATATATGACCAGTTAAATCACTTTCATGTACTCTTTGCATAATTATAATAAATGCACCATTTTTTGGGTCATTCAATCTTGTCTGCATCGCTTGGTCCCACCAATCTAAAACACCTTGTCTTACAAGACCACTTTCTGCTTCTCTTACATTGTGTGGGTCGTCAATAACGATAATATCTCCACCTTCTCCAGTTAATGCACCATCTACAGAAGTAGCAATTCGCATACCTGTTCTATCATTTTCAAATCTTTGTTTCTGGTTTTGGTCTGATGTAAGTCTAAATGTATCGCCAAATGTAGTCTTATACCATTGACTATCAATCAATCTTCTACATTTTACACTATCTCTAATACTTAAAGAACCTGCATAACTTGCATATAAAAATTTCTTTGTTGGGTCATTTGTCCATGTCCATGCAGGTAAAGCTACTGAAACAGATATTGACTTCATATGTCTGGGTGGAACATTTATAATTAATCTTTTTACATCACCATTGGCAACAGCTTGTAAATGGTCTGAAATAGCATCTATATGCCAATTATCATTATATTCACGATTAGGTTCTATTGTTCCCCATGCTTCCTTGATGAATAGTTTGAGCGACCTTCGCATTTTCTCCGCTCTCACTCTCGTCAACGAGTGCATATTTAAGTGTTCTTTCAAGATTGTTGAGGTCGTCATCAGTTAATCTGCTAATATCTAGCACCTTTCTATCTTCAATGTTGATGTCTTGTACTATTTCTTGTTTATCTGTTTGACCTAACATTTGTTTACCAAGCCAAATCGCCATTGTAGGATTGTTCGTTTCTTCCATAATTTGTATTTGTCTTCGTCTTAAAGAAAGTTTACCAGTTGCTCTACCTTTCTCTATTGCCTTTCTAACATCTACCTCGTTTGTGAACTTATCTTCTAATGTTCTTAATGGTATATCAAAATAAGCAGATATTTCTGGCATAGTACAATTCAACCTTGAAAGTCTTTCTAATTCTTCAAGATTTAAATTAATCTTAGGTCTACCAACTTTATTTGTTGGTTTTTTCCTCTTTTTAACTGGTTTTATTTGTGCAATTTCATTCATCTTTTTTTTAATACCACGAAAATTAATTAAGTTTCAATCTTTTTTAGCTTCATTCCATAATTATTTACACCTTTTTTAGGTTTATAATCTTCACGAAATATTAATTTATTCTCTCGTTTAAACTTATTGTAGTTTACATAATGATGATGTCTTCCGTATCTCCATACAAGTTTAGTTACATCTGGGTGTAATCTCATTTGCATATTAGATTTGGGAATAGTACCTTCTTCTGCATAAAATTCGTCTGTATTTCCACCTTTTAGAGTTTGTGTATTGGCTTTCTCTTGAAGAAACACATTAAACTGTACAGTACACCAACCTTTTTTAAGTATTCTTAAAGACAAATCAGTATCTTCGTTATATCTTCCTCTCCATCTATCTGGTAAAGGTAAGTCGTTTTTAATAAGGTTACATGAATAAATTCTAGTATTGACTGTGAATGGTCCATATTGGTGTGCCCATTTATCAATTACAAAGAATGTATAATTTGGTCCTGCCATACCTATATTTTTATATCTAGTAACAAAATCTTCCATAACCTTGAATGGTGTTCCATCTATACATTTTATTTCAAGATTATTTTGCCATCTTCTGAAACATTTAATGTTGTCGTCCATTACCCAATGGTACTCATAACCTCTATCTATTGCATTTTGCCATATAAAGTTTCTAGCAGGTCCGGGTCCTTTAGATTTTTTATCGCCTAAATCGTCACAAGTATCATACTCGTCTTGGTATGTCTTATCTAACACAAGGATATTCTTTTTCGGTACAACCTTCGCATACTCCGAGTAATCTTGTTCTTCAATAACTACTGTATAAGGAACCTTCATTTCTTCTAAGGCTTTGATGGTAAGTCTACTATCTGCCCTACCTTTAGATGGGATATATATGGGAAATCTGTTTTTAACTTTCAAAAGCCTTATCCTTTATTACATTCTTTTCAATTTTTGGGTACCAAATGTACTTTGTCTTGTCTGTGTAATCTTGTTTTATTAATTGAAAAAATTTATCCATTGAATCTTGGCTTACAAAATTAATAGTTAATGACCTAAATGGCGATTGGTCATCATGGTCAAAAGCAGGCATATCTTGCCAATGTTCATCATGTTCTAGCCAATCTCTTGATTTATGGTCTGGTTGAAATACTATTGTTTCTAATTCTTGTTTCTCAAAACCTAAAAAATCTAAATCAAAACCAATATCGTTTAACGCGTCCATCTCAAACTTAAGAAACTCATAATCCCAAGTGCTATCTTCTGATAACCTATTATCGGCTATTCTATATGCTTTTACTGCATCTTCTTTCATATCAGTAGCAATATGAACTGGTACTTGTTTCATTTTAAGATGTTCAGCACCCATTAATCTTGTATGACCAACAATTACTACATAGTCTTTATCAACAACAATAGGTTGTCTCCAACCATATTTCTTTAAAGATTTAGCTATTTTTTCTCCATCTTGATTTTTACGAGGATTTTTTTCGTAAGGTTTTATTTTCTCAATATCAACCATTTCTACTTTCATTTATTACTCCCAAATTTTTTATAACATTGTGTTTGTATTGTGTAGTCTGTTGGCATTTCAAAAGCATCATAAATACTTTTTACTACATATTCTTCATAGGCTTTTATATTTTGCCTACAAGCATGTATTGTTGCATACTTTATTTTACTTTCGTGTAACCCGCATCGGGTTTCTCCTCCATCGTAACTTGCTCCCTCAATCCAAATCAAACAAGTCAGTACAACCATTGAAACCATATTAATCTCCTTAGAATAAGTGGTATTGTTCATCTTCGTTAACTATTGGTTCTTTATTCTTACTATTTCTTAACTTATAAACATCTGCCAAACTTAATTCATTAGCTCTAAGTCTTTGATATAACTCATAATTTACGATTTCAACCTTTGACATAAGAGCTTCGTATGCTTCGTCCATGACTTCTTGTTGTTTTGGTGTTAAACCATTTTCAAAAATATCAATCATAAGTTTGCTCATAACATCTAGTTATAAAATTAAATGTAAACTCTCTTTGTCCTATATCTCCATAAACACCTTGTTCTCTAATTTTTCTAGTTATAATTTTTGTAGTGTTATTCTCAAAATCTCTGTGAACTACCAATCCAACATCTGCCATATTCGCCCAATGTGCTGAACCACTCACTTGGTATAAATCTGGTGGAGGTATAACACCTGCATCATTTCTATGTAATTTATGAGGGTGAGCTACCATCCATACGACCATATCGTGATTTCTAGCGAATTGTTGGCATTTGGCAATAATATCTCTTATATGCTCATCTTCTCTTTTATTAATGCCTCTATCTGAACTTACTTGATTAAATGGGTCAATTACCAAACCCTTTATACCAAACCTCTGTTTAGATGCCTTTGCCTTTTGTAATATGTAGTCAATCGTTGGTATGTCATCTTTTGCTTCAAGAAATTTAAAATGAGTATTAAGAAAATCTAGTCCACCATTTAGTTGTTCTTGGTTTAATCTCTCGTAAACTCCAATATCAAAAGGCTTTCTGCATCTTTTCTCTAGTAATCTTCTAATATGATTAGGTGTTGAATGCTCTGGAGAATATAAAAGAAACTTCCAATGTTGTTGTTCTGCCAAATTAACTAATATTTGGTCAAGAAAGTTACTTTTACCATGATTAGGAATGCCAGTTATAAGATTAAAAGTACTTGGCATAATCTTATATATCTCGTCTAACTTATCAAAACCAGTTGATATGGCTTTCTGTACGTTTCCATCATACATATTTTGTATCTGGTCTTTATAATCTACTGCAGAATGTAAATCCTCTATAGGGAACTCTCTAGCATTGGCTATTGCCATACCTAAAGTTTCTTCTCCGTGTTGAACCAAACATTCATTTGCATCTTTTACAAATGTGTTGTTATAATCTGGGAAACTTACAACTTTACAAATGTCTCGACCAAACCTATGAATCAACTCAAGACCAAGAGCCTTTCCTGCCTCGTCATCATCGGTACAAAGTATCACCTCTTCTGCTTCCCATATCCATTCAGTCTGTTCAAAAGCAGTAAATCTCTTGTCTTTCATATCAAACTTAGGTGTTTTAGGTGCACCATCTGGTAACGATACTACATCTCTGATACCTATTTGCATTAAAGATAAAACGTCCATCTCGCCTTCTACAAATATTATTCTTTTCTTAAGTTCTGGGTTGTCTTCCCAATATTTTTTAAGATTATCTGAATTATATAAACATTTTGTTGCATCTTTTTCTTGATGGAACCTTTTATCTTTTGTTCTGTATTTTACATTTACAATTTTATCATTCAAATAATAAGGGAAACACAGCTTTTCATTATGTGTATAAAGTTTCATCTCTGTTATAACAGTAGGGTCTATCCCTCTATCTATTAACCATGCATAAGCAGAATCTGATAATGTTTGTTTTTTAGGTACAAATGGCATTACATTTTCTTTTTTCTTAAATTTAGAAAAATTATTAGGACTTATAATATTATCGTGAACAGAACCTTTCCATTCACAATGATGACAATGCCATAAAGCCATATCGTTCTCTAAACTTACAGAAAGACAAGGTTCTTGTTTATTTCTTCGAGTATGTGAGCATTGAGGACAAGTCACTTTTTGTTGTGCTTGTTGAGAATTAACTCTAATGCCTTCTTTTATTAATTGTTCGTGAATATTCATTGTTGTTTTCTCCCTTTGTTAACCAACTAATTGGTTTAAGTTTATTCGTTCTTCATTTTGATTGTCTAAGGTCTCCCATCTTCGTTGATTTAACCATGTGGTCAAATGAGGTATAAATCGTAACTCTTTGTTTTTATTTAGTTTATTATACTTTTTAACTTTTTCAAATAACTCTTTTTTTATAATTACTATATTTGGTTCAGATGTTAGTTTTTGCCATGTTTCATGTGCTTTCTTTTTTGAACCATCTTTTCTAGGATATTCATTCCAAAGTTCTACAAATTCAATTTCGTACTTTAATGGTTTATTATGATTGGTTATATGGGGTTTCATAGTGATACTAGGGGGGGTTTCAAATTGAATAGGGTGGGTGTCAGTCTGATACCCTACCTTTAAAGTATATAAATTTGATGTTTGTCTTTTAGCTTCATTAAAATCGGCAAATCGTTCTTCTATCTCAATTAAACCTACTTCTTCTAGGCTCTTTAATGCTCTTATTATGGTTGACCTACTCATTTCTGTAATTGAAATAAGTGTTTTATAACTTGGGAAACAAGTATTTTTATCATCTGCATAATTTGCAAGGCAAAGTAAGACTAATTTATTAGTACCATTTCCAGTTTTTTGTTTAGATGCCCAATCTAAAGCAGACCAACTCATAATATCTCCGTTATCATAATAGGTGGAGTATATGTAGCCAATATCTTTTTTCTTAAAATATAATCTCTTGTTCTGGTAATTTTAGATTTAACGTCTTCAATTATTTCTTCGCCATCTTTATTTTTGTATTTAAAATCAGCAGTATAACGACCAATCTTAATCCCATTTACTAATAAGGGATAAACTGGGTGTACTTCTAATTCTGATATATAATTCTTCATTTGCATCTGTTCCAATATTAAATATCTATTTAGTTCTTTTTTAGAATCAAACTTTATTCCTTTGTATAATTGCCTTTTTGCGTTGTATTTGTTCCTCATAAAGGTCTGTCCCTGTTACTTGATTATCTGTAAATATAAAAAGTTTCTCTGCCTCAGCCCATCTAGGCATTCTATCGCCTTTCGCCCAAGATTCAATGTTCCTATAATGAGTGTCTAGTTCTTTAGCGAAACTCTTATAGTTATAACCATTCATTTTTATATATTCTTTTAATCTCATAATTACCTTTTAAATTAAAAAAAAAGATAAGTAAACACAAAAAAGGTTTACATTACAATTTAATTTGGTACTATGTGATAACGAATAACGAAGAATAGAGGTAAATATGAAAAGCAATAATCCCTTCGCCATTCATGGCATAAGACATTTATCACACAGTTCTCTTAATACTTGGCTACAAGACCCTGCAAGATTTATTGCAGATAAACTCTTTGGTTTAAGAGATAAGGGTTCTGCATCTATGCACAGAGGTACATCAGTAGAGTTTGGTTTGGCTCAAAAATATATAAATGAAGATTTCCAAATAGATAATTCTGTTACAGAAAATAAATTTAATCAAATGTGCCAAGATAGTTTAATAGATGTAGAAGATGACAGAAGAATAAAAGAATATGGCATGTTAAAAGAATACTCTAATATGCTCAATCAACAATTTGATTATTCTGATATGGAAGATTATCAAACAAAAATAGAAGTTACCTTTGAAGATTTACCAGTACCAATAATAGGTTATATAGACTTCATATTTAAAGATGTAATAGTAGACCTTAAGACTACTGCTAGAATGCCATCTAAACCTACAGATGCTAATAAAAGACAAATGGCGATATATTCTCTAGCATATCCTAATTATAGAGCAGATGTATTTTATGCATCACCAAAAGCTACTAATAAATTTATAATAGATGAAGCAGATATTAAGA